CTGCCGTAGCGCGGCGGCGATAGCTCGCAGCCGGGCGGCGTTCGGGGCCGTCGTGACGGCATTGGTGGCCAGCTTCTGCATGTACGGCTTCGAGAGCTGCTCGCCCGTCTCGGGGTCGACCGCTCGATCCGCGAGCTGCTGATAGGAGGCGCCGGCGTCGTTGGCCTCGCGCACCAGGCGGCTCAGCTCATCGCGGTCCAGCTGCTCGGCAAGGGAGTCGGGCACTGCTGACCCCTCGGGGTGGTGCTGACGGTCGGCAGCAGCCGCCTCCATGTCATCGTCCCTTCGCGTTTCATCCACGGTCGTCTCGTCTCTAGGCCGCGCTGACTCTACAAAACGCAGGTCAGCCGGTACAACCATTCCCCGCCGCAGACGAATCGTCTACGAATCGAGGTTAGCGCTCAAGCTACTGCGCGGAAACTTCTAATTTGGCCGTTCGGATCGGTAGACGAAGCGGCTCCTGCTGTGCTTATCTGTTCTCATCGAGAACCGATCCGTTCCACTGGAGATCCGTTGAGAGTGCGCTACCGGCTCCGCGACAGAGGTGTCCTGCAGTACCTCATGCAGCACCCCGGGCGCGGCACTCCATACACCGTCAGATCGCTGGCAGATGCCATCGGCCTGAGCCACCACTCACTCATAGGGCACCTGGTCAGCGGACGTCGCGCTGACTGTGACGCGGGCACGGCCCACAACATCGCGGAGTCCCTCGGCGTTGCCGTACTGGTGCTTTTCGCGCCCCCGGCGTCTCCAGATCCGAACAACACGGATCCCAACACCGCCCCACCGGACTAAGGAGAGCATGTGGCCAGCAAGACACCCCCGGACGGCTTCGTCTTCATCGACGACAGCCCCAACGGGCCGGGTATCGCTTCACGCCTGGGCATCACGCCCGGCACCTACCGCAAGTGGCGCATGGCTGGAAAGGGTCCTGAGACCTTCTTCCTCGGCAAGCACGTCTGCGCCCGGATCGAATCCGTAGACGCCTACATCAGGGACCTGGAACTGCAGGCCCAGCAGCCGTCGCAGGATTCCCGACCCCCCGAGGCCCGACGGCCCAAGCGGTCCGCGGCTCGCCGGCCGCGGAAGAGCTCCACCGACACCCCCTGCGAGCTCGCCCTCGCGGGCTGAGCTACCCGCCGCTTAGCGGCAAACGGCCCCAACCGCCGGGCTCTCACACACCGGCAGCGGGGCCTAGACGCACCACCCACACACATCAAAGAAGGGCAGGCGTCATGAACGCCATCTTCGCATCCGCATCGGTACCCAACTCTTCCACCCCGGCTCTCCGCCGCATCTCCGACCTGGACATGCATGCCGCCCAGGTGGAGCGGGAGATCAAGCTCCGCACGGCCTACGAACTGGACCGTCTCCAGCAGCGGATGCCGCTGACGGATGGCCGGCTGGCTGAGCAGCGGCACTGGCTGGACGCCGACCTCGACACGAGCTTCCCGCTCCCCGGCATTGCGCACCCGAAGGTGAACAGCACTTCCACCCAAGACGTTTTGACCGCCCTGTCGGGTGGTGACCTGCCCGCCACGGCGGCGCGTGAGGGTCGCTGCCTGATGCCGCCGATCGGCTGCGGTCGGCCCCTCGCGGAGATCGCCGACACCCGGCTGTTCCGCTCCCAGGCCGAGGCCGCGCAGTACGAGGCGGAGTACCGCATCACCGGCCTGTGCCCCAACTGCCAGGACGCCCTGGACGTCGACGAGGAGGCTGGCCGTGGCTGACGACTACCCGGAGATCGCGGCCCGCTTCGCCCGCGACACCGCCCAGCACCAGATGATCGTCCTGCACGGCGACGGCCTGTACCGGCACCTGCGATTCGCCAGCGCGGAGCGCGGCGGCTTCCACGCCTTCGAGCTGATCACGTGGCCGTACAACCTCGTCGTCAAGGCGGGCTGGACGTTCCACTTCGACATCGACGCCACCCCCGACATGTTCGACCTGTTCCGCAACACGTCGTTCAGCGGCGAGATCAACCCTAGCTACTGGCAGGAGAAGGTCCGCGCCGGACGCGACGAGGTCGAGGCGTTCAGCGACGAGCTGTTCGAGCGCCAGGTCAAGGAGCATGTCGTCCGGGCAATCCGTGAGGGCGATGCCCCGCGCGGCATCGGCGCCGAGGTAACTCGCGACATCTTCGAGTGGGGCGACATCAGCCACGAGGCTGGCGCCCGCAAGGAGCTGGACGACTTCCGCTACGAGGGCTGGACGTTCGGCGAGACCTGGGAGTGGGACTTCAGCGACTACACGCCGGGCTTCCTGCACTGCTGCCACGCGATCCGTCGCGGCATCGACCTGTACGACGCCGCCCGGAAGGCGGTGGCAGCGTGAGCGGCTACCGAGCAAGGCTCGAAGCGGAGAAGAAGAAGGGCCAGCGCGAGGCTGACGCCTGGAACACCCGCCACCCGGTCGGCACGCGTGTGATGGCGTACCCCGGCATCCGCCCGGAACATCCGGTCGCAGTCGCCCACCAGAAGAGGGTCGACGAAGGCCGCACCTACGGGGAAACCGACCCGTGCACGCGGCTGGAGACCACGACCCGGACCTCGGCGTGGATCCTCGGCCACGGTGAGCCTGTCGTCTCCGTCGACGGCTACGCCGGCGGCATCTGCCTCACTCACATCGACGTGATCGAGGGCGGTGAGGCGTCGTGACCATCATCGACGACCTGACCGCCGCCCCGGCGGCCGGCGGGTACGCAGCCCTCGCCGACGGCACCGTCATCGACCTGCGGCACCAGCAGATGGATGCGACAGGCATCCCGTGGGAGTGGACCGGCCAACGCGACACCACCGGGCAGCCGCTGATGCGGTCGTGGCGCCGGGACCTGCGCGGCCACTTCCTGCCCACCATCTCGACTCTCACCGCGGTGCCGCTCCAGGACTTGCACGACTGGCACGGGCCCCTGCACCAAATGCCGGCCCGGCCGACGTTCACCCGCCCGATCCGGCCAACTCCGGCCGACGTTTTCGGAGGCATCTCGTGACCAGCACCCTCCTGACGGCCCGCGACCAAAGCCGCGCGTACAGCCTCCTGTCGCAGGTTGCCGAGGCCGCAACGGACCTGCCGGCGGCCGAGGTTCATGTACGGGGCCACATCAACCTGTCGGCGCTGGTGACCATCGACCTGTCGTTCCACGGCGAGCCGGACGCGTTCGACGCGTGGCTGCGGGCGCTGGACATCGCGCCCGCGGGGGTGCACACCCGCCGGGTCGAGTTCGGCGGGTGGGTGTCCAGCACCCACACCACGATCGACGGGATCGCCATCGTCCTCACCCTGCACCACCGGCAGGACGCCCCGGCGATGGCTCTGGCGGCGGCGGCATGACCGCCACCCCGCGGGCCATCGACCCCGACTTCGCGCGCTCGCTCGCCGACGGACTCACCGAGTCCTACGAGGCGTACTGCCAGCGGCTCGACGCCAAGAGCGCCACGGAGCCGGTCGGCGAGCCCAATGACGGGGAGGTCACGTCGTGACCGCCCCCGAGTGGATCGCCGCCGTCCTCGGCGCCATCGCCGCCGCAATGATCGTCGCCTCCCAGCGAGGCAACAGGAAGGAGGACCAGTGACCATCCGGATCATTCTCCGCCTCCGTCGACAGCTTGCTGAATCCCGTGGGGAGACCGCCCGGATCGAGCGGGAACTCCGCAGCCTCGACAGCGAGATCACCGACGTGCGGGACGCCAACACCCAACTCCGCCAGGAAGCCGCAGTCGCCCTCGAACGACAGGTGGCCGCGATGGAGACGATCGACCATCTCGCCGCTGAACGCGAGCGCCTGCTGGCCAAGCTTGAGCAGGCAATCAACTGGGCCACCGAGGTCGGACGCGTCAACGCCTGCGTCGACCGCCAGAACCAGGAGCGGGCCGCCGACAACGAGCGCCTCCGCCGCGAACTCGCCGCCCGCACACAGCCGATCGCCCGCGTCATCCCGCTGCAGCAGCGCGGCCCCTCCGCCGCCTGAAACACCCCACCGCACGCCATTCGAAGGGACAGCCATGCCCGAAACAGAAGGCATCCCCGTCGCAGCCGTGATCAATCTCCCGCTGGACGACGGCGGCACCATGCGCGTTCGGCAGACCATCCACGCCCAGCTCACCGAGACGGCCGGCCTGGTCGTCTTCCCACTGCTTCTCGGCCCCCTCGCCGTCGAGAAGGACTGGTGGAGCGTCACCCACGCCCCCAGCGGTAAGCGCATCCCCATTAGCTTCCGCAGCCCCGAAGCGGCAACGGCCTTTGCTAACGCCGCCGGTCCGCTCGTCGACTGGATCACCGACCGGCCCCGGGTGCAGAAGCAGGCGGTCCTGGATCTCGCTCACGAGCACGACGGCTACACCGACGAGCAGTACATGGCCGCGCAGCGCAAGGCCGCCGCTTAAGCCCTTGCATGGCAACCCCGCCCGCCCAAATCGGGCGGGGTTGCCACCAACCAAGGAGAACACACAGTGGCTAATACCACCGGCATCGAATGGACCGATGCCACCTGGAACGTCGTCACCGGCTGCGAGAAGGTCTCGCCCGGCTGCGACAACTGCTATGCGGAGACCTTCGCCGAGCGCTGGCGCGGCACCCTCGGGCACTACTTCGAGAACGGCTTCGACATCACGCTCCGACCGGAGCGGATGACGATCCCCCTGAGGTGGCGCAAGGCACGCAAGGTCTTCGTCAACTCGATGTCCGACCTGTTCCACAAGGACATCCCCGACGACTACATCGCCCGCGTGTGGGCGGTCATGGCGCTCACGCCGCAGCACACCTATCAGATCCTGACCAAGCGCCATGCTCGGATGCGGTCGCTGGTCGGCAGCAGCTCCTTCCGCCTGCTGTGCGAGAAGGAGCAGGCAGCCCTCGTCGCCGACGATGCGACGCCGTTGGCGCGCTACGAGCGAGAGCAGAAGACCTCTCAGTGGTGGAGCGACTTCGCCAAGCCGCTCCGCAACGTGTGGCTCGGGGTGAGCGTCGAGGACCAGAAGCGTGCCAACCTCCGCATCCCCGCCCTGGTCGACACCCCGGCCGCGGTGCGGTTCCTGTCCTGCGAGCCACTGCTCGGGCCGGTCGACCTGTCCGCCTGGATGCCCGAGGGCACGGCCAGCTGGCGCTGCCAAGAACCGTCATGCCGACGCTACTTCTCCGGCCCACTCCAGCGGCACTGCCCGAACTGCGGCGCCGAAGGCATGTGGCTGTCTCTTATACACATCCTATGTGTATAAGAGACAGCCCGAACGAGCAGCCGATCGGCTGGGTCATCGCCGGAGGCGAGTCCGGACCCGGAGCCCGCCCTATGAGCCCAGACTGGGCCCGCTCCCTCCGCGACCAGTGCGCCGCCGCCGAGGTGCCGTTCCTCTTCAAGCAGTGGGGCGCCTACCAGCCCACCGGCTACATGGCCATCGGCGCTCGCGACAAGGGATGCGTGTTCGTCGGCGACCCGATCGACGACCTCGGCCACCGCTGGGAAATGCGGCGAGTCGGCAAGAAGAACGCCGGCCGCCAGCTCGACGGCCGCACCTGGGATCAGTTCCCCGTGGGCCGAGCCACTGAGGCGGCGGTGTGAACACCACCAAGGAGACCACGCCCATGCCGAACATCCCCGACGACATCAACTGGACCCTCATCAACACCGAGGACTGGGGCGGTGGCCTGGAGCGCACCTACCGCGCCGAGGACATCGGACACGCCGGCTGCGGCGGCGACGTCCTTCTCGTCCACCTGCACGACGAAATGGGCGCGATCACCGGCGCCCACTCCCGCTGCGCCAAGTGCGACGAAGACCTCACCGAACAGCAGCCAATCCGCTGCACCCGGTGCGGTGACGAAGACGGCCCGTTTACCGACGACGACCTGTGCGAGCCCTGCGCACGGCCCGTGCCCCTGGGCGGTGCCTTGTGACCAACCCACGCCACGCAAACGACACCGACCACGGCCGTTACTACACCGATCCGGCCGGCGGCCCCGACCTCGTCTCCGTCACCAACGTCCTCGCCACTTCCGTCAACAAGCCGGCTCTCATGCCCTGGGCGGTGAAGCTCACCGTCGAGTGGATCCTCGACCACCGCATGGAGGTCGCCCGCCGCGCCATCACCGGCCGGGACGACCTCACCAGGCAGATCAAGAAGGTCCACCGCGACGCCCGCGAAACTGCGGCCGACCTCGGCGACCGCATCCACAAAGCATGCGAGCTGCGACTCCTCAGCGCCCCCGTCGCCAACGATCCAGAAGTCGCCCCCTACCTCGCCCAGTTCGACCTGTGGCTTTCCTACTGGGGAGTCGACACGGCCAAGCACGTCGAAGCCACCGAAATCACGTGCCTGCACCGGCGCCTCGGATACGCCGGAACCGCAGACCTCCTCACATGGCTGCCGACCGGCAAGAACCGGGCCCTCGAACTGTGGCTGATCGACTACAAGACGTCGGCTACCCGCTCCGCCAAGTCCGTCTACCCGGAGAACACACAGCAACTGGCCGCGCTCCGCTACTGCGAGACGGTCCTCCTGCCGGACGACACCGAGCAGCCAATGCCGGCCATACAGCGAACCGGCGTGCTCAACCTTCGGGCCAAGTCCCACGCCCTCGTCGAGATGCCCGCCGACCGCGACGCCCACAAGGCGTTCCGCGGCGCCCTCGTCAACGCGCTCTGGCACCACGCCGCCCCCTCCTCCTACCCGGCACTCCTCGCCCCCGACCAGCCCGTCCCGGCACGGTGGCGCAACTTCCGAAAGGTGGCCTGACCGATGGGCTCCCGACTCCTCAACATCCAGCGCCGCGCTGCCGAGCACGGACGCCTCCGCACCGGCTACACCCAAGGCAACCGGCCCATGCGGTCAGCTACCTGGGTCGTCACCTCACACAGCGAAGAACACGTGAGCAAGGCAGCCGAACTGTGGGGCGGCGCCCCTGAGCAGTGGCAGCCGCTCAACTCGACCATCACGCAGTGGCGTGTCATCACAAAGGCTTCGTCGATCGAGGCGCTGATCACGCCCGGCGACCCGCTGAACCAGTACAACGAGATGTGGTCCAAGGGCGGCTGCCAGCGCCGGTGCGACGGTCAGACCGAGCTCCTGTCCCGCCAGCCCTGCCTGTGCGCCCGGCAGTTCGGTGAGGACTGGCACCAGCAGAAGAAGGGCACCGTCTGCTCCACCACGTCCCGCATGAACGTGATGCTCCCCGACCTTTCCGGTATGGGCATGTGGCGGGCCGAGACCCACAGCTTCTACGCCGCGCAGGAGTGGGGCGGCATGGTCGACATGGTCCTCGCCGGAACCAACGGCCAAGGGTTCGTCCCCGTCAACCTTCGCATCGAGCCACGGCAGCGTGTGTCGAACGGTGAGACGAAGAAGTTCCCCGTCGTCGTAGTCGAACTCCGTGGCGTCACCCCGCGGCAGGCCCTCGCCGGTCCGATGACGAGCGCCATGGCCCTCAACCCGGGCACTCAGGCAGCAGCCCCCGCACTGGAGGCGGGGCGCCCCGACTACCTGGCGCTCGCCGAGGGCGCCCTCACATCGGACGACGTCGGCGACGTGTACCGCCAAGCCCACGCCGCAGGCCACCTCAACAACGACCTGATCGCCGGACTCAAGGCCATCTCCGACCGCAAGAAGGCCGAGGAAGCCGGGCCCGACGAGGACGGCGCCTACCCCGCCGAAGTGGTCGAGACCACAGCCTAGCCCGCACGCGCCTGAGCCGGCCGCGGGCAATGCGGCCGGCTCAGAACCCCAGCACACCACACCTTGGAAGGCAACCACCATGACCGCCAAGACCATGCACAAGGCCGAAGCCGACCTGCGCACCACCCTCACCAGCCTCGCTGACCGGTGGGAGCAGATGGCCAAGTCGGCGCCCGACTTCGGGGGCGACGACCTGTTCATCGATGAGCCCACCCCGACGCAGCTGCAGCAGTTCGAACGTGCCACCACCTACCGCAAGACCGCCGCCGACCTCCGCGAGGTTCTCCGCATCGGTCAGATCCCGCACGACCTGATGACGGACGCCGAACTCGAGCAGCACGGCACCGCCCAGTAGGGCACCCCGGGCCGGCCCGCGGGCAATGCGGGCCAGCCCACCCCTCCAGGATCCCCCTCGATCGGAGAACCTCAATGCCTCGCTCTCTCACCCCGGCCGAGCGCCTGGCCGCCGCCGACAAGGACATCCGGCTCGACGACATCGTCGCCCGCACCGGCGACTGGGACCGCTTCATCGTCGAGCAGGCTGTCTGGCACTTCGGCCTGGCGAACGACACATTCGACTGCAATCAGCTCCGCGATGTGCTGCCCGAGCTGTCGCACGGCTACCTCGGTGCCGCCATCAACTCGCTGCGCACCGCTGGCGTGATCGAGCACACCGGGCAGATGGTGCCGTCCACCAGCGGCCCCACCCACGGCCATCGCATCTCTGTCTGGCGGTTGTCGGTGAAGGGCCTGGTCATAGCTGAGACCCGCGCCGCCCGGCCCAAGGAGGCCGCCGCGTGAGCGCCGACCTGGCGCACATTGCCGCCCTCGCCGCCGCGGCCCTCCTCATCGTCGCCCCGCTCCTCATCGCCGCCGCCTTCACCCACCTCGCCAACCGCCGCCGCAACCGACTCGCCCCCGAACTTGCCGCCCTCGAACGCATCTGGCGCCACCCCGCCCGACGCCGCCGCAACACCCGGAAGGAGCCCCGACCGTGACCCGCACCCCGCCTCAGCACGGAGAACGCGCCTGCTACCTCCGCGGATGCCGCCGCCCCGAATGCATCGACGCCAACAAGCGCTACTGCAAGCAATACCGAGTAGCCACCATCCACCGCCCCATCCGTGTGGACGCCACACCCGTGCGCCAGCGCCTCGAGCAGTGGAGCAACCAGGGCTACAGCCACACCCAGATCATCACCGTCGTCGGCGGAAGCAGCGGCGACATCAGCAAGATCCTCGCCGGGCAGCCCACCGTCGCGCCCAAGGTGGCCGCCCGCATCCTCGCCTCGGCCGGGCCCACCGGAACCCCCTTCCACGCCGTGACTGACAGCACCGGAACGATCCGTCGAGCTCAAGCCCTGCACACAATCGGTCACTCCTACTACAAGATCGCAGCCAGCGTCCCCATGGCCGTCAACCACCTCGGGCGACTCCTCGACAAGCAACCGCCAACTGTTCGCGTAGCCGTCGCTGAAGGCATGGCTGCCGCCTACAAGCGCCTCAGTGCAATCCCCGGCACCGACGGCAAAGCCAAAGCG